TCCTTTCAGCATTTTATTGAGCCTCTCATCAACTTTTAGCCATGAGTCATGCAAGTGATATTTATCATCAAACGACTTAACGCCAATCGCATGTTGCTCGTTGTGATGTTCGCGACATAACGCTAATACATGTTTGTCGTAGTGATTCATCTTGTTTCTGTTCATGCCTCTACCTACTGCTTCGTAATGCGCTAGGTCAGCGTGAGGCTTTCCGCATATTACACAGTTGCGGTTGATTGTAGCCCAATACAATAGTGCTTTATCTTCACTTAACAACTTGCTTGTTTCTATGCTCATAGGTATTTGATGATGAAACATAAACGCTATAATCAGTTCTATTAACTCCTTTGCGACTTTCATTGAACAGTCACGCAGACTGATTTCTTCATAACCTTTCATAATTTCCAATTCTGTTTGTAATAATTTTCTAGTTGATTCTACTGGTTCGCCCCAGTGAAGTTCTATATCTCTACACATTGCGAATATTTTTTTTGCGTTGTTCTATAGATAGTTTTTTATTATCCGGAACCTCTACTTCTGCTTTTAGTGGATATCCGTTTTCTAGTAAGTCAATGTGACTTTGTTCAAGTTCAACACCAGTAGCAACGACGGAATAAGTGCCGTCATTGTCTTTCTGGTATCTTGTAATGTATTGCATTTAAACCACACCTTAAAACGCTAAATCTTGGTCGTCATATCCAAATTGGCCACTGCTTTCAAATGGATTGCTTTGTTGAGACATTGATGTTTGTTGTTGTGCCCCGTTATTTTCTTCAGCTTTTTGCTTATCTGTCTTCGGAATAGGTTTGTTAACAACATCATCGCCCTTTTTGTAAGGTTTAATAAATGAAAAATCCGTAAAATACTTACCTTCATCTTCATTGAATTTCCATTTCAATACCAAGTGACAAAACTTACCAATAAGATCATTGGTATCAAAATCTAAGCTAGGAAGATTTAACTTAATACCTAATCGAGTAACTAATTCAATCAATTGTTTTTCTTGGAAATCATATTTATACGGCGGTACAAATTGATTATGTTTATATTGTTTGCCTTCATCATTTTCAAATACGATTGTGAAATATCTATTTTCTCTATCATTGAATTCAATATTTTTAACTTTCACTGTGAATTGTCCAGCTTGAAACCCTGCTGAGCCGTTATAAAACTTTTCTTGATTTGTTTCTTTAGTAAATTGCGCTTGTCCTGTGATTTTCATAATTAAATACCGTCCTTTTTAGTTTTTTTATTAGTTTCCATTTCTGATTGCTTGTACTACGTCGTTAATACTTGGATTAATGAAACGTTTGTTGTTAATTTTAATGTTGCTTGAGTGTCTTATCTTTGTCTCGAATAAGTTTGATGGTTCAGCGTTAAGTACATATTGATAAGTTTTTTCGCCGTCTTGCTCATGTTCTTCTATTGTCATTCTTGCTAACACGTCAGATTGACTGATGACTGCTTTTTTTATTTGGTCTTGTGCCTCTATCGTGATTGTTGGATTGATAGTACTTCCCTCATCATCTTTGTCTTTGTTAATGCCCTCGTGTCCGCTTATAGCAAGATGAAATTGATAATGTTCTTGTAATTTAGAAATATAACGATAAATACTTACAATGCGTGTAGCACACTCGCCCCAATCATTAAATGTCGGTTTCTTTGATTTACCGTCCATGATGTCGTCCATAGTGATATCACGTAACTTTTGGATTGTTTCAATCACTAAAACATCAATTTGTTTTCCGTTTTCTCTTAGTTGTTCAATAATTTTAGGCAGCATTTTAATCACTGCACTAAAATGCTTATAATTCTTAATCTGCACAACTGCCCCATCTTCTGTTACCGTTGTTCCGTCCTCATTTATATCTAGTACTAAGGCATTGTTATCTTTTGTTAAAAACGTAGTTTTACCAGTACCGAACTTGCCGTATATCGCAAATTTATAAAACTTGTTTGCATTTTGTTTGCTGATGTCTTTTACACCTAGTTGCGTTAAAATATCGACATCTTGATTAGTTTGTTCAGTCATGTTCTACCTCCTCGTACTCAATAGTTTCTGTCACTGTTTTCTTGATTGCTTTGTGATAATCCATATTGATACTCGCTTCTTCCATACCGTTAAATTCCCTAGCTCTATTTCTATTTGTGGAGTAACTAACATCTGAATTATTATCAGTTGGTTTGTTAGTTATATAAATTGGCATATCCCTATGACGGATGATGTAAGTTACAGTCTGCTTCATAGCGACCTCCTACCATTTCATGACTAAGTTAATTAGTCTGTCCTGTTCATCTGTGTTATTTTCAATCCATTCATAAATACTTTGTTTCAAAATATCTAAAGCTGTGTATAGATCGTTCTCGTCAGAAACTAGTAGCCCGTCAATTGAATTTCCTTCATGATCTAAAACGACTATTTCGACACTATATGCTCGCTTCTTAACTCTTAATTGAAAATCAAAGCCATCTACATTAAATATTTTTCGACATACGTCACCCGTTTTGTAATACATTGTTTTAGTCCTCCTTGTCGTCATCTATACCGAGAATTTTTTTAATTTATATATTTCAATAACATTAGCGATATCGTGGTAATCATTTTCGTTATTCAATAAATTAGCAAGACCTACAATATCCCCAACCGCACAATGTGACGATGATGTAGTATCTCCATTGCTAACCCCTACAGTTGAAAAAAGTAAAACATCAAATTCAGTTTCTTTATTGATTTCATTCACTACTTCAAACAATTCTCCATTTTTTTCAGCCAATAAATCTCTTAATTCTTCCTGCGTCATGTCTTTATAGTTTTTAGTCATGGTTGACTTCCTCCTTGTTTCGTTTTATATTGAACGTAAGTTTATATTTCTAATTACATTACTGTTACTTGTTGGCGCAAGTAGCAGTTTTTTTTATTCTTTGAAAAAGCATTCTTTGTAGTACATGAATGTTGCGATACTTGCGAATCCCGCAATTGACCATGCTGTAGTGAAGTATAGAAACGGCATAAGTACGATCGCTAAGACTGTGAAGCATAATACTGCTACTAGGTAGCTTTTATAAATGTTGCTCATTTTATTCTCTCCTTATATATTTCATTGAAATGCTCATCGACGAATTTATTCATCTTTCTTGCGTTAAATCTCCAGCGATTAAAATTCTCATCTGGGTAATGCACAATTCCTTGCGCTCTTAGTTCTTTTTCAAATCTAGGATGAAATAGTAATCTGTCCTTGATAGTCTCATCAGATGCAATTTTTAATTTCTTCTTTAAGTCACTCATGTTCCATACAGGGTCTAATGAATAACCAATTAGCTCATCATATTCATCTTTTGTGATAAGTACATGTGTTTCAGGTATTGGAACGGTTACGTTTAATACATGTGGCATTTCTATCATTCCTTTCGTGTATAATGTTGTTATTTGCTAATAGTTTGTTCGGCGAACTTCAAAAGGCGACGAGCAGATTCAGTAGAATTTTCAGCATCTTTCGGTATGGTTAAAGATTTGTTGTTTAGATAGTCACTCAACGCCCTGCTACTAATCACAGGTTTTCTAGTGTGCTTCTCAATCTTCCAAACCTTCCACGTCACAACTGCCATTGTGATGAGGAGGGTTGTTTTATACAATTTGTTCACTGTGAATCCTCCTTAAAAAACAAACTTCTAAATCCTGATTTTTCATATCTACCGGGTCTGCCTTTTTCACTCTTTGCATAATGCTCTATGTTTATGTCGTAACCACCTTCGTAATTTCCGTTTCTAGTTACCCATAAAAATTTAACTACTCGTTTGCTCTTCAGCTCTCCACCTTTATAAATGACTAATGGAACGCTGTTTTCATCTTTCACTTTGATGACAATTAGATCTTTGTGTCTGATATTTTTGTTGAACTTTTTTAAAATCTCCCTCATCTCATGAATTTTTTTCAATATTAATTTCATTACTTTTTGAATGTTCATTTGTTATATCTCCTTTCGTGTATAATGTTGTTATCAACCTAAGGAGGTGATATTGGTGTATATTGATCCTTTAAAAAATGTTCGTTTATCTATTAATAACGCAATTAATAATGTTGAAATTTCTAGAAGCATGGCAATTAAACAGTCTTTAAAACTTAAGTACCAATTAGATATAATTAATAAAAATAACTTAAATTTATTTTCTAACTTCAAAGTAGACTTTCATCTAAACAACTTAATTGAAATGAATTTTAATTTGCGTAATTCTTTTTCTTCTCTAACATTTCAAAGAAATTTATTTTCTGAAGATGCGATAAAATCTTTTAAGGAACTCTATAGGTTTGATGATGAGATAGTGCTTCAAGCACAACAGACCATTAGAGATTTTTATATCAATCCAACTGCTATCTCTACTTTGGCTGAAGCCATCAATTCGACCTATCCAATAAATGAGCAAGGTACCTATAAAAGAAACGATAAATTTGTCAATCGTATCAAAAATGATTTTCCACATCCTTTCAAACAGTTAATAAGATGGTCTAATGGCATTGCGGCGGGTGCTGACATTCAAATCTTTGTAACAAACTATATAAACGAGAACGATTTACATATTCAAAATTCATTGATAGTTGCTATAGTTTGTTTATTAAGTTTTTTATCGACCTATTGTTCACATTCTAAAAAGTAATAATAAGGTCTAATTTAGTTAACCTTCTTTAACAACTCTGCAACTGCTCGCAACAGTTCAGGGTTGTTGTTTCTTTCTAAACAGTAACTAGCATGCTTTAGTAATTTGAGTTTTAATTTATTTCTTTCTTTCGCAATTCTAAATTTTTGTAACATTTGTTGTTCCTCCTTTTAAGATGTTTGTTTTTCTCCTAAAAACTTGTTAACAAAGTATTGTTGTCCTTTGCCTGTTACTTTTGGCGTCTTACTAATTGATGTGTGACCGTCCGAATGTGTGATTGATGTTTCTTTAATTTCGAATAACTCACGTTCCATTGAATACTGTGTAGGCATGTTATAATCCACACCCTTGCGTTTAATAAGGAATCCGTTTTGACGTAACCACTCAAACAATCTGCGTTGCCCGATGTTTATACCGTTTTGTTTAATGATCTTTGCTAACTCTCCAACTAAAATTGATGTCTTAGTAGTAGCTACTGCGTCCGCAAATACAATCTTTGGTTTGTCGCGTTCAATCTTTGTTTCTAATTGATTGATTGTGTTGTTAGCAATTTTTAAAGCACGTTGCATAATCATTTCTGGGCTATTCCAAGCTTTTTCAACTTGGATGAAGTATTGTCTTGCACGTTTACCAGGTTCGCTGCGTTGAATCATTGCAATCTCTTTTGCAGTGTCGAGAGTGAGAATATGATTAACTTGTTCATAAGTACGCGCCCTTTTTTGACCGTGTACTTTTTCAACTTGCGAAATAAAATCTATCCCGTTTTCAAAACCATATTCCGTCATTCTTTCGAACCACTTATCGTACCTAGTTGAAACTTCTAATGCTTGATGAAGTTCTCGACCGCTGATTGCGATTTCTCCATTTTCTTTTTCTTGAATATTGAACATTTCGCCTATGTTCGATTTTGTTTGTAATGCTTGCATATTGTTTATGCTCCTTTCTGCTATACTCCTATTAAGGAGGTGAATTCGTATGAAGTTAAAACACGATTGCATACGTGAAGTTCTTTTAGTTATAGAGAGTGATTTAAAATTAAATAATGTTCTAGATAATGAAGACCTAGAAAATACAATTAAAAATTTCTCACGTGAAGACATCGAATACACTGTTAAACAATTGACCGGTGCAGGTTATATAGACGCTGAATTCTATATGGAAGGTTATTTTGTTAAACATATGAATTTTTCAGGTCACAACCTTTTGGATGATGTTAGAGATGTCGAAGTTTGGAGAGAAACTAAAGCTAAAGCGTCAAAAGTTTCTTCGGTTTCAATCCCTATAATTCAACAAATCGCATCGTCAGTCGTTAACAAGATGCTCGGGCTATAGTAATTTAAATTCAACACCATCTATTTGAACGAACAGATTATCTAAGTCAGGTATTTTCTTTTTATATAAATCAAACCTTGATTTGATATCTGCTAATAAATAGGTATCTAAATTACCAATTGATAATAGTCGTCTATTACCGGCTTCGTCATAGTAGTAATAAATGACTTTTTTGTTTTGAGCTTCCATTTGCTGCGCCCTCCTGTTAAGCAGTTACGTTAGCTTCATAACCGAATTCAGTCATGATTTCATGTATTTTCAATCTGCCTTTTTGTGTCCATCTAGTTTGTAAAACTGTGTCTTCTCTACCGTCAGAGCGTACAATTGCTATAGTGTCTGATTCTGTGTAACTCTTGCCCATGTGTTCTGAGTAAAGCACCCACTGTTTATTTACTTTTCGTTGTAATCTAGCTTCGTGTAGTAGCTTGTTCAACTTTTGTGCTGAAATCCCGTAGTCTGCCGCGATTTGAGTTGTAGCTAATGTGCCAGTTGACTTTAAGATTTCATCTACATAGTCTGCTTTGGGTTTTAGTTCTCCGATTTCTTGTTGTAAAACTAAGTTTTGCTCTTTTTCTTTCTTATACTCAGTCAACACTGTAATGATGTAGTCTGGATCTTTTAATGTTTGTTCAATTACATTGTCTGTTGCGTAGATACCGTGTTTGCGAATAGCTGGTAGGACATCTGATGTTACCCAGCGTTTGAATTTTCGAGCGGTTTCTCTGATTTTTTCGTTTTTGCTTTGTTTAGAAGCGTCAAAGATTAAACTGTATAAGCCTGATTCGTTGATAATGATCATATTTCTGTTTTGACCTGATGCACTAAATTGGTGCGTCAGCTTGTCCTCGCTATCAACATGATTTCTGATGGCATTGTCTGCCCTTGCATATCCTAAAATCTCAGCAATATCTTTTCCTACAAAATAAGGTTCGTTTTCAATTTCCACTGTTCTTACTGGTAGCTCTTTAAAATTAAATGTTTGTAATACTTGCATTGTTCATTCCTCCTTTTACGGTTTAACCGTTATTTTTGGTTAAAAAAATAATATCATCGTAGGATATGTCAAATTTTTCTTCTATCTTTTTTAACTGCGGAACATTAGGGAAAGTCTTTCCTTTTTCCCAGTTATGCCACACATCAGCAGACACGCCAACTTTAGCGCCAGCTTTAGCTTGAGTCAAATCATATTTAGCTCTCAGTGTCTTTAATGTTACCGGTTCTTTTTTAACGATGATTTGTGTCATTGTAGTACCTCCTTGCTTAATAACTGACTTAAGTATATTACGGTTTAAACGTAATGTCAACACTTAAACCGTAATTTTATTTTTCCTCTTGTGTATTTTACGATTAAGTCGTATAATGAGTGTGTAGTATTAGATGAAGGGATTGAATTTATAATGTTAGGCAACAAAGAAATTATGGCAAAAAATATTTCTCGTCTCATGAAAGAAAATAATATTGATAGAAATAAATTGTCTAGAGACTTAAAAATAAGTTATACAACTTTATCAGATTGGATTAACGCAAAAACGTACCCGAGAATAGACAAAATCGAAATGTTAGCCAAATACTTCGGAGTAGAAAAATCATCACTTGTTGAATCACCTAGCAAAATCGTGCAACTTGATACACTACCAGTTAAAAAAATACCAGTTGTATCAAAGATATCTGCTGGCATGCCTATTTACGCAGAAGAAAATTTAATCGATTACATATACTTCGCTACTAAAAATTTGAGTTCTAACAAAGAAGAATTCGGATTACAAGTGTCTGGGGATAGTATGGACAAACTCTTTCAAGAAGGTGACGTTGTAGTTGTTGAAAAGGATTCGACTGTTGAAAATGGTCAATTAGGCGTTGTATTAGTCAATGGGTACAACGGTACTGTCAAAAGAATACGTTACAACAACGACCAAATTATTTTAATTCCTGAATCAAACAATCCTAGTCACTATCCACAAGTATACGGAAAAGATGACGAGATTAAGATTGTAGGTAGAGTTGTAGCAAGTCAAAAACTATTCAAATAAAAGGACTGATTATAGGGAAATATAAGATTTTAGATTTTTCGGAAGAAAAAAATTATTACTCAAGAATCGAACTACGGATTAAGAATACATGTAGAATATAGAGTTTAATCAAATTGATTTCTATTTTTGATTAAGCAATGTTTAAACTTCTATACAAACACACTAAAGAAGAGTGGTTACTATGAAAAGTAAATTAATTTTATACTATGAATTTATTTTGTTTGTACTAACACTTTTGGCTATTACCGCCATTTTTATAAACGATCCACTTCTAAAAACAATAGACATTATTGTTTATGCTATTTTTGTTACTGATGTGACGGTACGCTTGTTGTTAAGTAAAAACAAAATTAAATTTATTCAAAATAACATTTGGGATTTTATAGCTATAATTCCCTTCGATTCTATATTTAAAGTCGCAAGATTAATACGATTATTCAAATTGTTGAGGTGCTTATCTATACTGAAAAGGTATACACCCACTGTTTTGAACATACTTAATCAACACGGCTTAATGAATGCGCTCGTTTTTATAACCGTCACTATAACATCTTTGAGCGTACCTGTATATTTAGTTGAACCAAACATAAAAACTTACGGCGATGCTCTATGGTGGGCAGTTGTAACAACGACAACTGTTGGATACGGCGATTTATCTCCTTCAACAATTGTAGGCAGAGTGATTGGATTTATTCTTATGATATCGGGAATTGGAGTTATAGGGCTTTTAACAAGTTCTCTAGCTAGCCATTTTATACGGAAAAAACCTCAATCGAATAACACAATAGAATTTTTAAAAGAAGAAATAAATAGAATAGAAGATTTATCCAACAATGATATAGAACGGATTTGTTTAATGCTAAAAACTTTCAAAAAATAATGACGATGAGTTTTATATCACTGGTAGAGTTATATAAGGAGAATTCATTACCTATCATCTCACTTTTAAATATATGTGGATTAAAGAATTGAAGTATTAATCATGCTTATTTGAAAAAGACGTCTATTTCAGCAGTGTTTAAAAGGAGTTTATAATGAAAATAACTAATTGCAAAATAAAAAAAGAAACTATAGTATATGAAGTTTTAACTAGTGGTAATCAACCATTCACTTATGAGTTACCTAAAGATTTATCGTCACATAATGCGCGTAAATACTTGGAATTTATTTCACAAAAAATAGATGGAGATAGGTTAAATTAATTCAAAGAATAAAGTAACTTCATAAAGAGTACGAAGAAAACGATCTAATGACCGAACTTATTCTTGAATATTTAGTAAAAAAGTATGTTGAAGAAGAATATAGGAAATAAACGCCTATATGGCGTGAGGAGGATGAGGGATGGAAAGAAATTCCACCAAAAAAAGTAGCAAAGATAAAATATTAAAAGCTGTAAATAACTTTGAAGAGGTTTGCAATAGCGGAAAATTCAAATTTAAATATTTGGATGACTGGCTTTTTACAAAATCAATAATTTTTAAAAATGAAACAACCTTAACTAACCAAAAAAACTTTAAAGTGTATCCAAGAGGTACTATTGTATACGCTAAACTTGGTGTTAACATTGGTTCTGAATTCTCAGGGAATCATTTTTGCGTCGTTTTAAATAAAAATGACAACAAACGCAATGAGCTAATTACTATAGTTCCACTTACTTCAAAAGACACCAAATTTTCTTTAAAATTACAAGAGAATTTAATACTAAAAGCTTTAGAAAAAATGAAAACTGACCACAAAACTTTACGATTCGATTTGGATAGAATAAAAGAAATGCACGCAAGATCCACAAAAGTAAAAAACTTAAATCCAGCAATCGAAAAAGAACTTGATGAGATTGAAAATAATTATATGCAACTTGCAAAAATAATTGAGCGTTACGAAAGGTTTGTAGGCAAACAAACTTATGCAATTCCATCTCAAGTTATCACTATCAGTAAAAAAAGAATAAGCACACTTAATGATTACGATCCAACTGGCCATATATCTTTCAATGAAGAAACTTTAAAAATTATAGAAGATTTTATGAAAGCTAACATTTTATCATAATTATCTTTACTTTTTATCGTTAATCTATTATAATCAAGATATAAATTTCCGGTAACCAATCCGGCTTAAAATCATATTTCCGGTAACCAATCCGGCTGGCCAGATGTTAATTCATCTGGTCTTTTTTTATACATTTTTATCGGGTAGCCCGCCTACCCTTATTATTTTTTTGCCAATTTTGAGGAGGGAACGCATGAAAACACGTTGTTACGATGGTAAAAAATGGCAATATGAATTTAAGTATGAAGGAAAAAGATACCGTAAGAAAGGTTTTAGAACAAAGCGTGAAGCTAATTCTGCTGGACTAGACAAGTTAAATGAGTTAAGAAGTGGTTTTAATATAGATAACTATATAACTCTTGAAGAATACTTCGAAAATTGGATTAAAACGTATAAACAACCTGTTGTTAAAGAAAATACCTACCGTCATTATAGAAATGCATTACAACATATACAAAAACATAAAATAGGTAAAATGGAGTTATCAAAGATAAATAGACAAGTTTATCAGAAATTCATAAACGATTATTCAAAAGAACACGCAAAAGAAACTATAAGAAAAACAAACGGTGCTATTCGGTCAGCTTTAGATGACGCATTATATGATGGGCTTATTTTTAAAAATCCCGCTTATAAAGTTAATTATAAAGCGGGAAAACCTACGAAGTCAGAACAAGAAAAATTCATCTCGGTAACTGAATATGAAATACTAAAAGATAACGTCAGAAAGAAGAGAACTCGTTCATCATTAGCGCTATTCATAATGATTTGTACGGGTTGTCGTGTCAGTGGTGCAAGAAATATAAAGATTGAGCATATCAACCAAGTGAAAAACACTATATTTATTGACGAGCGAAAAACCGATACTTCCCCTAGATATATCAGTATCGCTAAATCTGATATGAAACACATTATGGACGTCATAAGTACATTTGCAATTAGCTATGATGGTTACATTTTCAAAGAAGCCGGATCTATAATTAACCTTCATGCTATCAATAATGCTTTGAAATCAGCCTGTAGAGTCAATAATATACCAATTATTACATCGCACGCATTAAGACACACTCATTGTTCTTATTTACTAGCAAAAGGTGTATCTATACATTACATTTCTAAAAGATTAGGTCATAAAAATATAGCAATAACTACATCTGTGTATTCTCATTTGTTAGAAGAAAAATTTAATGAAGAGGACAAAAAAACAACTAAAATTTTAGAAAGTATGTAATTTAGGGACCCATTAGGGACTCCAAACCCAATAAATACTGTTGTTACAAGGTTTCTATGTATCCAAACTGGGGACAATATAAACGCGCTGATTTAATCGGACAATCTTCTTATATTAAAAATAATGATGTCGTAATATTCAATGAAGCATTTGATAATGGTGCATCAGACAAATTATTAAGTAATGTGAAAAAAGAATATCCTTACCAAACACCTGTACTCGGTCGTTCTCAATCAGGTTGGGACAAAACTGAAGGTAGCTACTCATCAACTGTTGCTGAAGATGGTGGCGTAGCGATTGTAAGTAAATATCCTATTAAAGAAAAAATCCAGCATGTTTTCAAAAGCGGTTGTGGATTCGATAATGATAGCAACAAAGGCTTTGTTTATACAAAAATAGAGAAAAATGGTAAGAACGTTCACGTTATCGGTACACATACACAATCTGAAGATTCACGTTGTGGTGCTGGACATGATCGAAAAATTAGAGCTGAACAAATGAAAGAAATCAGTGACTTTGTTAAAAAGAAAAATATCCCTAAAGATGAAACGGTATATATAGGTGGCGACCTTAATGTTAATAAAGGCACTCCAGAGTTCAAAGATATGCTTAAAAACTTGAATGTAAATGATGTTCTATATGCAGGTCATAATAGCACATGGGACCCTCAATCAAATTCAATTGCGAAATATAATTACCCTAATGGTAAACCAGAACATTTAGACTATATATTTACAGATAAAGATCATAAACAACCAAAACAATTAGTCAATGAAGTTGTGACTGAAAAACCTAAGCCATGGGATGTATATGCGTTCCCATATTACTACGTTTACAATGATTTTTCAGATCATTACCCAATCAAAGCCTATAGTAAATAG